GTGGCTTCATTCGCAAAAAGGGTTAACGGCTGGCGCGCACAGATCGCGATCCAGGGCGTTCGAGAATCGAGAGTACTGTCAACGAAGGCCGAGGCCGTTGCCTGGGCAACGGCACGCGAAGCCGAAATCCGCGCCGGCAAGGCCACCGGAATTCAAGCTGGCCGCACCGTTGGCGATGCCTTTGACCGCTATGAGAAAGAGGTATCGGCCACAAAGCGAGGGCACCGCTTCGAGGTGCTGCGGCTCAACGCGATCGGTAACTGGGAGATCAACGGGAAGCCATTCCGCGATATGAAGCTCGTCGACGCAACGTCCGAGGTACTGGGCAAATGGCGCGACCATCGCCTCAAGACCGACAAGATGAGCGGGTCGACCGTGAATCGGGAGCTGAACCTGCTGTCGAATGTTTTTACAGTCGCGGCAAAGGAATGGAAGTGGATCGCCGGCAGTCCGACCACCGACGTCCGGCGCCCGAAGGAATCGGAGCCCCGCGATCGCCTTTACACTGACGACGAGATCGAGCGGATCTGCTTGGCGTTAGGGTTTGACCTGGGCGGCGAAGAGCAGGCGACGACCTACAGCCACCGCGTCGCTATCGCGTTCCTTTTCGCCATCGAAACCGCGATGCGCGCCGGGGAAATCTGCGGCCTCATGCCCCAGGATATCGCCGGCAGGGTCGCGACGCTGTCCCTCACGAAGAACGGCACGAGACGGAGGGTGCCACTGTCGACGCGGGCCGTGGAGCTGCTCGAGCTACTGCCCCTGCCTGCCGAAGGCGGTACAGTCTTCAATTTGGTCCCGAAGTCCCTTGACCAGGCATTCCGAAACGCTAAGGTTCGGGCGCAGATCGAGGACGCTACATTCCATGACACACGCCATCTGGCCATCACCAGGCTGGCAAAAAAGCTGGGCGTGCTCGACCTCGCGCGCATGGTCGGGCACCGCGACCTCAAGCAGCTGCAGGTTTACTACAACGAAACCGCCGAAGCGATCGCGTCGCGCCTGGATTGAACGGTTGCGACGGCCGGCTCGTTGGCGACGCGATCGGGCGCCTGGCGCGGCTTGAAGACATGCGCCGGAGCGATCTGCAGAGGAAGAAATAGCGGTTCATCCCGCTGCGGTCCCTGCCGCTTCACAAAGCCGATATTGATCCCACCTGGTGCGGGGCGCACGCTCAAGCGCAGCGGCGCCGGCGACGCATCGACCTCGGAGCCCAGCGGCCGCATGATGAAGAACAGAGTCTCGCCCTGCTGCGCGGCCAGGTGTAGCCTGCGCAGGCTGTCGGTGCGTACGTGCTGCTGGCGAGAGCTGCTCGAGCTCTGCCCGGGCCAGAAGAGGAGCGCCCCGCAGCTGCCGCTTCGCAGCACCTGTTCGGCGGCCCAGAGCGCGTCGGCGGTACGATCGGCGCGCAGCCAGATCGCCGACGCCGGCGGAATGCCCAGCGCAGCGAGGGACAGTGCCTGGGGCACGTCCGGCGGCTGCAGCAGCACGACACGCCGGTCGGCCACGGCCTTCAGGGCCGGCGCCAGGAGACGCATCTCGCCCACACCAGGCTGCTGGACCAGCAGGTCGACCAGGACGCCTTTTGGCCAGCCACCGCCAGGCAACTGGTGCGACAAGGCCGGGTGCCCGGTATCGATGCAGCTGGTCCGGCCGCGCGCGAGCTGGGATGCTCGCCACAGGGAAGGATGCAAGGCCTCGAGAGCCGGAGTAGCGGTCGCTGCAGTCATGTTGAACTCCTGAAATACTGTACGCATATACAGTATAACAAGAGTCCACATGACACATGATTAACACGACAGGCCTACCGTTTTTACGCCACCCTCAAAACAGGCCAGCCGGCTCTGCTGCACGATCCCAGCTGTAGATGATCACTTCCGAGCGCTCGACGGAACGCCCCGCACCACCTACCGTGTAGGTGATCGGCACCGTATCCATCTGGAAGCGCCCGAAGATGCGCCGGATCTCCGGATGGTCGTTCAGGCTGATGATGGCCTTGCCCTTGAGCCGGCCGAGCAGCTCGGCCATCTTCTCGTACTCCTCGAGCGGGAAGTCCACGCCATACCCTTCGGTCTCCCAGTATGGCGGGTCGAGGTAGAACAGCGTGTGTGGCCGGTCGTAGCGTTCGATCAGCTTGTACCAGTCCATGTTCTCGATGAAGGCGCCAGACAGCCGGAGGTGCGCAGCCGACAGGTTCTCCTCGATCCGGAGCAGGTTGATCGGCGGCGCCGTAGTAGCCGTGCCCCAGGTCTGCCCTTCCACCTTGCCGCCGAATGCCTGCTGCTGCAGGTAGAAGAAGCGGACCGCGCGCTGGATGTCTGTGAGGGTGTCGGGAGGCGTGGCCTGGTGCCACTTGAACACTTCCCGGCTCGAGAGCGCGAACTTGAAATGCCGGACGAACTCCTCCAGGTGGTTTTGCACCACCCTGTACAGGCGCACCAGCTCGCCGTTGATGTCGTTGATGACCTCAACGTCAGCCGGCGGCCGCATGAAGTAGAGCGCGGCGCCGCCGGCGAACACTTCCACGTAGCACTTGTGCGCCGGGAAGTTCGGGATGATGTGATCGGCCAAGCGTCGCTTGCCGCCGATCCATGGGACGATTGGATTTGCCATTAGTAAACCTTATGTTTAGATATGCTAAACTCCTGCCGCCTACCGGTAGGTGGCAGAGCCTTGCTCGGTTCACTGGCTGCTTCAGTGGATTGAGGCTGGCGTCGGTTGTTAGCGCAACCGGCGCCGGCGCTCTGTCTTTTACGTTTTCTGTTCCTTCAATGAGGGTTCACCGCCCTCGCCCAGCTCTGCCTGGTCCGCGGCCGGAGTCGGAGCCTGCTGGGGCGGCGCGATGACGCACTTGCCGGCCACCCGGCTGCATATGTGCTCAGCACCGGCCGACGTCAGCACATGGAAGTCGAGGTCAGGGTGCTGCGTCATAGAACCCATGCGACCGGATCCAGTCCTGCAGCGCGCCTACCTTGGCGCGGAGCCGCTCGGTTTCCCGGTCGGCGCCCTCGGCGAGATCTCGAAGACCCCGCTCAACTGCTTCTGGTAACTCGACGGTTTCGTCGGCTCGGGCTGCATCAGCTCGGCCGGCGCCTGTGGCTTCGCTGCCTGGGGCAGCGCAACTACGCTGGGGGATGGTGATGCGCAGCCGCTGGAGATCAGCAGCAGCGCGCTCAGCTGCAATACGGTCTTCGCTTTCATGGAGCTTCCTTTCGTAGGTGGCGATGGTGATGCGCGTGGCTGCCAAGTCGCGCTGGCGGTCCGCTTCGTTCTTGGCGACGGCGGCCAGCACCGCCTGCTTCTCATGCTCGGCCCGCTCGAGCTTGTCGACGTTCCAATCGGCCTGGACGCCGGCGGCGCCGAAGTGATGACCGCCGGCCGCAGCCAGGACCAGCAGCGCGATCAGCACCAGGACGCCGGCGAGCAGCTGCTCGAGGCGGCTCACGCGAGCACCTTGTCGGCCAGGGTGGTACGGGACTGGCGATCGGCAAACCCGATTGCGTCGCCTACCTCGGCCGTGCGGCGGCCGATATTCACCAGGTCGGAGATCGCCTCGAGGTCGCCAGCGTCGGCCAGGCCGTTGCAGCCGGCTTTCGACCAGTACCAGGCCGCCGAGCGGCAGACGCCCTCCGGCGTGCGCAACCAGTCGCCGACCTTGTCCACCGGGATCCGAAAATAGGCCGCGCACGCGCGCTGGTTGTCCTTGCCAGTCAGCTGGAAGCCGCCGGCGCCGCGGTGCCGCCAGCCATCACCGGTCTCCGGCCCGCCGTTACCCATACGGTTCGCATAGACCGTGTTCGCAATTTTCTCCGGCAGGCGGTGCAGGTTCAGGCCCAGCTCGTTCGGGACCTTGCGCCCGTCGGCGATGATGTACTTGCCGGCCGCATCTCTTCGCGCGAAGCGGGACGGCCAGGTGTTGGCCAGCCCATCAGCGGAATAGTTCAGGTTCTCGACCACGCAGGTCAGGTCGGCCGTCTCGTGTGCGATCTGGGCCAGGAAGGCGGCCTGGCGCGCATGGCTGTCGATACTGAATTCGGCCATCGCGTTATTCAGCCAAGGCAGGTAGGTCAGCGCGAACGGGCCGGCCTTGGGCATGATGCATTTCAGCTGCTGCAGGGTGATATTCATTTCTGGGGCTCCGGAGCATATTTGTTGGAGAAGAACTGAAGCGCGCGCTCGATCGACCAGGTGCCGCCGAAGGCCGCGAGCATGATGGCGGCCGCCTTGTGCGACGTCGCGATGTCCCAAGACTCGGCGCCGAAGAACATCAGGAGGCCGGCAGCGTTCGAGGACAGCATCCTGCTGGCCACGAACAGCCAGAGGCGCTTGATCTCGCCGTTCGCCTCGTACTCTTGCTTCATGGCGTGCAGCAGGGCCGTGGCGCCCATCAGGGTGGACAGGATCACGGTCATCAGCACCGACAAGAGCGGGATCTGGGCCAGCTGCTCGCCGAAGGCGATCGTGGCGGCGTAGGCCGAGACCGGCCATAGCACGAGCAGCGTGACCTTCGACGCGATGAGCAGCTGCTTCTGTTCCTTTTTCATTAAGTTGCCTTTTTCTTATAACGTTTGTGCACATCGGCGAACGCCGACACCGGGACGAAAACCACGTAGACGGCGTAAAACGGAAGGATCGCGCGCGGGAGGCCATACCGGACGCAAGTCCACATCTGGACAGCGAAGCAGCCGGCGATCGCCATGTTCACCAGGTGGCGATCGCGCAGCGCGTGCGCGATCACGAACCGGTCCGGCAGCAGGTCGTTCACGAACAGATCGACGAAGCCCAGCGCCGTGAAGATGGCCAGGCCGCCCATCGTCAGGTGCGTGAAACGATCGGCGTGCGCCACCTGGAACATCAGCGATTCGGGCTCTGCCAGGCCGGTGTAGGCCGACAAGCCGGATAGGGTGACGATGAACAGGCGCAGCAGCACGCCGCACTCGAAGATGCGCTTCATGCGGTGCCGCCCTTCGCCAGCTGCTTGCTGAGCTGCTCCCAGTTCTGCAGCACTACCCACAGGTACAACAGGGCAACTAGGAACAGGAGCGCCGGGCTATCGAAAAGGAACAACCCAGTGGAAAACGCCAGCACGGTCTTGGCCAGGGCAAGCCCGGGCACCACGCCCAGGCGATCGATGAGGTAGCGCATTACCGGGTTCAGCTCACGGCCGCCGCCGCGCAGGATCCGCCAGGTCAGGTAGGCGTCGGCGGCCTGCAGGACGATGACCAGGATGAACAGCAATATGGAAAGCATGGACAGCCCCTTCAGTTCGCGGGTTGGGAATCATCGACTTCGCCGGCCGGCTCGGTGGCCGTCAGATCTGCCGGTGGCGCACGTTTCGCTACCAGGTCGATAACGTCGACGCCGGCGGCCGCAATGGTGCGTTGGGCAGCTTCGTAGTCCAGTACCTGCTCGAGCAGCTGCATGTCCGCACGCGCAGCGTCGCCGGCGGCGCGCGCCTCGAGGCATACCTGGTTGTAGCGCAGGACGTCGGCCTGCTCAGCCTCGGTAAGCTGGTAGAAGCCCGCGGCGGCGGCCGTGACGATCCGGTTGATGATCGTGACCTCGTTCGGAGGGAACTCGGCGGCGATCATCGCCTCGGTACGGTTGATGATGTCGGCCTCCGACCAGCGATCGCTGGCCATCATGTCGATAAAGCTGGTCATTTAGATGCTCCTGTTAACGGTGATTTGTACCCAAGTGGCTCCCGGCGAGACGCCGAAGTTCACAGTTTGGCGGTAGCCGTCGTAGCTGACGGTGTAATCCTTCGTCGACCCGGCACGCTTCTTCGTGCCTGCTACAAATACGTTCTTGACGTTGAGCCCGATGGGCAGCATGTAGGCCGTGGCGCCGGCAGTTCCGTCGAAGTCCAGAGGGATTTCTTCCCGGGCCATGGCCTGGCGGGCTTCGTACTGGCGACGCAGCTCGCTGCGCAGGCGGACAGACGGCTGGGCGATGGCGGTGCGGGTGTTCCCGCCCTGAGCAAACGCGCCGGCTGCAGCCGCGACGCGAATATTGCCGCCGGCGCCGGCTCCAGCTGGCCAGTCACCCACTACGCGGACAAGGCCAAGGAACGAGCTGCGGTAGCCGACATCCGTGCCGACATGGAGCAAGTCCGTCAGGTCGTCGTATGCCAGCGAGCTCACCACCTGGCCCGCGTTACCGTAGATCGTGCATTGCGCGCCAGCCTGGAACAGTTTCGACTCGTCGTTGTAGATCTGCGCAATCTGTTCTGCACTCGGCGCTGTCGCGCTCAGCCGCAGCAAGGTGACGGACCCGTTGAAGAAGTTCGTGCCATTGACATTGCCGCCTACACGCAGCGGCACCTCGCGCGTCAGCGACGTGGCAACGCCGGCGTCGACATTGACGACAACGTTATTCACACAGAAGTAACCCTTGCCCCCGGTGCGCCAGTAGCCGACGAGCGTCGGCGTGTTCAGTGGCACGGTCAGGTTGGACTGGACATAGGTGACGTTCTGATAAGTGAAGGTGAGCATGCCGGACGCGTCCACCGCAAGCGTCCAGTCGCCCACGGCGACGGCGGCACCAGCCCGTTCAGCGATAACGCGCGCGGAGTATGCCGACAGATTGATCCACGCCAGCACGCTGAAATCGCCGGTTCCGAAGTCCAGCGCGTTGTTGTAAGGCTGCTCGAGGTAATTGCCTACGCTGAAGCCGGAATAAGCAACGAGCTGGGCTCCGGCGGCCACCGCGGCTTTAGTCACGGTTCCGTGAACCATCAGGCCGTTGCGCTTCACGCTGCGGTCGTCCTCTGCAGGGTAAACGCTCACAGCCTTGAAGCTGGTCGACGCATTTGCGCCCGGCACCATGATCGAAATAACCGTACTAGTGGCAGTCGCTGTGAACAGCAAATGCACATCGTCCGAGGTAGAAAACACGTCAATGCCGCTGATGTTCGCGCTCGCAACCCCCAACGTGCCGACGTACACGCCGAGCGACCCGGAGAGGCGGCGCACCGACACCATGTACCGAACGCCAGGGACGGTGACGATGTTCTGGCTCATCAGGTAGTTTGTCGCTGGACCTGATTTTGCATCGACTTGGCCGCTGGTAACGGTGACAGTAGCAGCGGCGTCGAGGCTCCAGCCAGTCAACCCATTGCTGAAGTCCCCGTTCGTCACCCGCTCACTACCCTGAACGTTGCCAGCGACGGTATCGGCGAGAAGCACGCTGCGAATATCCCCGAGCTGCCAGCCAGTGCTGTAGGCCTGGGTGATGTGGGCCACTATGCTTTTGGTCGGCGTTGCCGGGTTTGCCTTGAACAGCTGCAGCGGTCCGCTGGTATGCGATCCGAGCGCCCAGTACGCGCTGCCCTTCAACCGGGCAGCGTGTTCCAACCAGCCGATGTCGCCGTCGCCGCCGGAGTTCAAACCAGGGCGCCGTGGAATGGTCGTCGCGTCATACATGCCATCGTAGCTACTGTCCGGCGTCGCGGCGGGGATGCTGTTGCGATAGGCCATCCGGTAGGCGACGCCACCGCCACCGATCCAGAGGATGCGTCCCTGCTGATCCATCAGCACCGCGGTCGCGTAGCCGTAGCCCGTCATCCACTGGATCATCGAGCCATCGGGCATTATGAAAGCAGCTCCGCCGCGTGTGGCGACGGCGATGGTTGGCGCCGGCAGGCCCGTCGCCGGGTCGACCTGCGCGCCGGGCAGCACTGCCATCGTGATCTTGTTCACGAAGTTGTTCGGCAGGACCGGCAGGCCATGACCACCGGTGCCAGACTTGAAAGTGTGCCCAGCAACGTTACGCATTGCGATGCCGGCCACATCGTCGCCGCCGAAAGACCCGGCCGAGGTGTACGCACGGCTGCGGTCGGCGATGAAGTCGATGATGACGGCACCCTGCGAATTTCCGCCCTCGCCCACGACCATTTTGCCGTTCAGGAGTGCGACGGTGCCGAGCGTCCCGGTGCCGATAAGCAACGAGTCGTTCCAGGCATCCTTGACCTTGAACACCATCCACATCGGGGTGTCCGGCTGCGTGGCGTCGTAGATGATGACGCGACTAGACTCCAGCACGACAAGAGCAAGCGCCGGGAATTCGCGCCCGTTGCCGCGCACCACCTCCGACGAATTGACCAGCACAGCGTCGTTGATTTTATAAAACGAGCCGTTCGCGTCTACGAAATAGTCATTGGCGGCGCCTCCACTGGCGACAGCCGCGGCCGTACCGTTGAACGGGCCGCCCAGCCATTTGCCGGTCACTAGTGGCTCGTTCTCCCAGGTCGTGTGAGCGCAGCGCTTCCGCCATGCCCCACCGTCGCTATCCATGCCAGTGTCGTAGAGCACGACCGCGACAGCGGCGCCGAGATGCGCCTGCTTGCTGATCGCGGCGAGCTGCTCGTTTGGTGCCGTGCTGGCCTGCCAGGCCGCGATCGCAGCGTCCCGCGCGCTGTTGGCCTGAATGGCGCTGCCTGAAGCCGCAGACGCCGATCCAGCGGCCGCCGCGGCGGATCCGCTCGCGGCACCGACCTTGGACTGCATGTCGTCGTCCATGGCGTTCATCGCCTGAAAGGCCTGCGTGGCCGGCATCCCGTAATAGAACCGATTACCCATCAAATTTCCTCAATATCAAGGGTGGTTGCGTACCGCTGAAAAAACGGCGTGTTCATGGCGGCCGTGCTGGCCAGCTTCCCGTACACCTGGTGCGTCTGCTCGAGCCGGGCATCTGCGCTGTTCGGGTGAAGGCTGAAGAAGATCGGCCGGCGCATGCCGTTGCCCCAGACGATGCTCCATAGGGTGGCGCGGTCGACCGGCGGCATCAGCGAGAGATTGACTGTCTGGGTCTTGTGCCTGGTACCGATGTCGGTGACCAGGTCGCCAGCGTCGGTCCGGATGTGCTTGCTGGTATCGACGGCCTGCACAGGCGCGCCGTACTCGGCGTTTTTAGCTGGCTCCCAGTAGGCGCCGCACACCAGGCGCGAGGCCTCGATAAATCCCGCTGGATTCGTGCTGTCGTCGATATCGAGGACCAGCTTCTCCACCGCGCCGGGCACCGGGATCCAGACCCGGCCATACGTGCCACCGCCATAGGCATAGGCATTGCTGCCGAGCGGGATCGAGCCCCAGTCCCACAGGCCCAGGACGGGCGCCGGGCAGGCCTCTACGGCGCCGGTGTCGAACAGTGGAGCGGCGTCGGCCACCTTGGCGTAGCCACGCGCGCGGATCGTCGCCCGGGCGCTCAGGTTGGAAAACGGCAGCACGACACCGCCGACCAGCTCCGCAGCCGGCCAGGTAGCCGTAATCGTGGCCGTTGGGCCGGTGCTGCGCCAGACGTCGGCTTTGATGTCGCTGAGAAGGCGGTCGGCCGTCATGGCGCCGGCCGCGCTCGAGGCAGCAAGCGCTGCGCGATCGGCGGCGTTGTCGTAGATGATTCGGAGGTTAGGCATCAGGCACCTTTCATTTGTTGGATCTGCTGCTCCTGCAGCTGCACGCGCGAGGCGAGCTCCTGGACCGCCCTGATCAGCGGCGAGATCAATTCCTCGTAGCGAAGCGCTTGCGGCGACTCTGGGTCGCTGGGGTCGGTAAGGATCCAGAAGGCGGCGTCGTCAGCGCCGTGCGCGATCAACACATCGCGGACGTCCTGAGCGATCAGTCCGTAGTGGCGGCGGCGGCCTTCGCGCGGAGTAACCTCCACATGCGTCATCGGCATGCCGTTCTCGGTCGGCCCTTCCAGCTCGAAGTCCTTCACATCGTTGCTGGCGACCTTCATGCGGTAGGACACCGGGCGCAGGTCGTTGATGAAGTCCAGGCCGAGGCTGGTCTCTGAAACATCGATCTTGGTGCGAGCATCCGATGTGCTGATCACGCTGCTCGAGGCGTAAATGTTGCGCCACCTGCTCGAGGGCGCGCCCAGGTCGAAACCTGCGTCGGACGAACAAACGAGCGTGCGCAGCCAGTTGGTGCCGCCAGCGTTCTGCACGATGCCGTTCGCGCCGGCACCGATCTGGATGGCAGCGCCGTCCGTCGCGTTGCCGTACGCCCACAGCCCTGAACCGCCTGATCCGCTGCCGGTAAGCGCAGCACCGTGAAAGCCGGATGCGTTGAGGGCGAAATTGGCAGTATTGGAGGCCGAGATCGCGTATGCCTGCCCGTGGTTGTACGCCACCTTGACGCCGGGATTGCCGGCACCTGGCGTCATGTCGACCACTGCTGCGGTGACGTTCGGGTAGTAAATGCGGATTGAATTGCTGCTGCTCTCGTTGATGGCGACGCGACCGTATGTGTTGTCGACCGCGGTCTGGATGGTCTGCCCGGTCATCGTGCCCGCGGAGATCTTGCTGGCTGCGACCGTTCCGCTCACGAGAAGATTGCCGTTGATGTACGCGGCGATCGCCTTCCACTCGCCGTTGTCGTAGAAGCGGGTTTCGCTAAAACTGCCGCCACTGGCGGAGTTGGTCAGCGTCATCCGGTCCCGGTTGTACGGGCCGTAGTATCCGGTGCTGTAAAACAGCTGGTTTTGGGTGTACAGGTCCCCGGGCCAGTAGTTGGCCGCAACCACCACGTCGACCGTCCCGCGCTGGCCGTCATATCCGATGCCATCGCTGCCGTTCTGCGCCATCAGCTGCACCGCAGCCCACTCGGCCGGCGCGATGGTGTCGGTGGCAGTGGTGGCCGCGGCCGTGGCCGTGGTGACCCACAGGAAGCCCCCACCCGACGCTGCAGGGACGTTCTGGGTCCAGCTGCTTGTCAGGCCTGTCGCCACGCCGCTGGCGAACGTGTACGTCACGTCGGCGGTCGGCTTTGCCGGGGCGACGTTGGTCGTCGTGCGGCGGTACAGGAACACCGTGGCCGCGTTCAGGCCGCTGATTCCGTTCTGCGCGAGCATGACCGGCGCAGACCACTCTGCAGCCGCAACCTGGTCGGTGTCGCCGGCGGCGCTCGCCGACGCGACCGCCACATACAGCGGATCCGCGCCGGCCGGGATAGACTTCGACCAGCCGTTCGCAAGGGCGTCAGTGTTCGGGGTCGTGATCTTGCCTTGGGAAAACGTGAACGTCACGGCGCCCGGGTTGTCGGTCGGCGCCGCCGCGGCGCGCTTGTATGCCTGGATTAAGCCCGTAGAGGCGCCCTGGCGACCGTCGTACATCTTGTAGATCGTCTGGCGCCCCTGGTAAGTCACGCCGTCGCGGGTGATGCTCGCGGTGATCGCGATCGAGTCGTCAGCCATATCGGCCAGTTTCAGCACCGCCTGGTTGCCGTTCACGGTCAGGACGGTGTCCGGACTCGCGGTCCACTGGACGTTGCCGGGCATGCCGAGCACGACCGCGGTCAGGGTGATCGATGCCGGCGTGCCCCCGCCGCTGGCCGGGATGCGGAATGAACCTGCGCTGGCGCCCAGGATGACGGCGCGGTCGGGCGGAGGGTAGAAGCGGACGGCTGTGCCCAGCAGCAGCGCGTCGCGGTCGTTCTGGATCGTGCTCATACCAGGAACCCCACCTTGACGCGGCCGGTGCTCCAGTCTGGAGCCAGCGAGACGACCATGCCGGTGACGCCGGACTTCATCCCGAAGCGGGCGCTGTAGACGGTAATGGCTTGGCCCAGCTCGAGCTGCAGCAATTCGGGCAAGCCTTCAAACTCGTACGTCGTCCGCGGCACCTTCCACAGGTTGAGGCGGCGCTGCGCCTCGGCGTCGGCGTCGACGCGGCGCAGCAGCATGGTGTCGTCCTGCACCGGCTCAGCGTTCAGCCTGTAGGTGGCCAGCACGCCGGCGTCGCTTTTGGTCGACGTCAGCCACTCGACGGCAAACAGGGTCTTGTGCTCCTCGGGGATGCTCGTGACCAGGCCTTCCTGCACGGTCCAGTTCTTGTTGAACCCGAGCTTGACGGCGCCGACGACCGTGCTCCGGCTGACCGGCGTCAGGGTGCCCTCGACCATGTGCTGCGGGCGCACGATGAACGGCGCGCCGGGCGCAGGCAGCGCGACCTGGATGAGGCGCAGCTTGCCGTAGCGAGACATCACCAGCTGGGCGCCGACGCTGCCGGCCAGCATCTGGCACGCGGTCAGGATGTTCAGGCGGTCGGGCGAATACAGGCCGACCGGCTGCGGGTACGCGGCGTCGAAGGCGGCCAGGTTGGCGTCGTCCAGGTCGGCGGCGGTGAAGCGGTCGACCTGCTTGCCGTAGCCGGTCACCAGGCGCTGCACGAGACCCGCGATCGTGGTGGGGTAAGCCAGCGGCTTGTCGCCCTGGACGGACGCGGTGATGGCGCCGGCCGAGGCTTGGTTCAGGGTAAAGGTGCCGGTCGCCTTGCTGACGGTAGCCGAGACTGGGACGCCGTTGTCGCGCACCTCGAGGATGCCTTCGACAGGACCGTTGTGCACCTGGTATGCGAGCGTGGCCGGGTCCACCAGCAGCGGCGACACGTTGTGCGCCTCGCCGAAGGTCACCGGCAGCAGCGAGTCGGCGTTCTGCGTAGTACCGCCCAGCTTCGCCTCGGTAATAGGCGTGTTCAGGCGCTGCAGCTTGTCGCGCAGCTTCAGGACCAGCTTCTCACGGCCGTGCGGAGCGATGTCGGCGACGATCCCGTCGAAGATCGGCCGGAAGTCAGCCCGGGCCCAGCGTACGTCGCCGATGTAGGCCTTGAACTGGCGGTTGCTCCAGACGTAGCCGGTCCAGGCATCGCGCTCGCCAGCATAGTTGTCGATCTCGACATCGCCGGCGGACATGGCGCCGTCGCCGTCCAGGGAGAGCTGCTCGGTGAACAAGACGCCCACCGACGCGATCGGCCGGTAGTGCGTGTTCGCCGGCACGTCGGTGGGCGCCGTGTTGTACGGCCTGGTGGCCATGTAGATGGTGGTCTCGACGCCGGCGATCTGCGCCACTGCCTCGATCAACACCACGCGGAGCGCGGCTGGGTTCTTCAGCCACGCGAGATATTGTGCATCTGTCATGCTGGCATTACCCTCATTTCACGTGTCATGGCGGCCGACTTCACAGCCGCCGTCGTCGCGCCGGCGACCTTGTCGGCGTTGCTATCCGACGTCGTCGCCAGCATCGCCATCAGGTCACCGGTCTGCTGGGCGGCGTCGGCGCGCAGGCCGGCTACCTGGGCGTTCAACGCCTGGTTGTCGGCGCGCAGCGCCTTGACCTCGGCGACCAGGGCCACGCTGGCGCCGGTGCCGTAATCCTGGGCGCGGATCGGCGCCACGCTCGACGAGGCCGCTGCCTGGTGCGACATGTATTCGTCGCTGTGCGCGAACGCCGCGGCGATGTCCTGGATCGACACGCCCGACTGCAGCGCCTTGGTCCAGAATTCCAGGCCGCCGGCATCGGATGCGCGGCCGAGGATCGACTGGTACAGCGATTCGATCGCGCTGGCCTGGTTCCCCGTCGGCACGGCCTGGCCGGAAGCCGCAAGCAGGCGGCTCAGGTTGTTCACCGCTTCGGTCACGGTCAGCACGGCGCCCTTCACCTCGAGCAGGCCACCGACCTGCTTGTTCAGTGCGTCGAGACTGGCCTTGCCGACGTCGACCTGCTGCTCTGCCCATTTGGCAGCTTCTTCGGTCGCGGACTGCACGTAGGCGAAGTCCGCCTGGTACTGGGCGCCGGATGCGTTGACGACCTTGGACGCTTCCAGGAAGGCCTGGTAGGCGTCCTGGTACCGGCCCTGGGCATCGGCGTCGCCGCCGCGGGCGGCTGCAAGGGTCTTCTCGAACTGGGCCTTCGCCTCGAGGTACTTCTGCTGGGGCGTCAATGGCGACAGGCCGCCCAGCAGCGCGCTGTCGCGCAGCGCGCGCAGGCTCTTGGCGAAATTCGTCATGCGGTCGTTTGCCGCCTTGATCGCGTCGGATTCGGCCTGGTAGGCATCGGTGAGCGCGCTGCGGGCCTCGGCCAGGGAGTTGACGGCGCTGGTTTCCTCGGGGTGCACCAGGGCGAACGCCTCGGCCAGCTGCATCAATTCCTCGAAGCGCTTGGCGCCGGCCTCGGTTGTCAGGTCGAGCGCGTTGATCTCGGCCTTGAACTGCTCCCGCGTCTTCACCGCCGACAGGCCCAGGCTCGTCATGGCGGCGTCGAGCGCCTTGCTCACGGGCGCCAGGCGCTCGGCGTCTGAGAGGAAGTTCTGGGCGAAGAAGGACGCCTGCTGGCCGAGCACGTCGGCGCCGCCGGCCAGCTGGAGCAGGCGCTCCCGGGCTGCAGCCGACTGCAGGCCGAGCGCGCCCCACGTGTCCGTCACCGAGCGGCCCAGCAGCTGGGCGACGCGGTCGGTCGCCTGAAACTCGCCCGCCAGGCGCTGCAGGGCGGTCGAGGCCGTCTCGCCGCTCTTGGTGAGCGAGTCGATGCCGGGGACCAGCTTCCTGGTCACTTCCTCGCCCACGGTGGTGAAGAAGTCGGTGATGGCCTGCTTGTTCTTCGCTTCGTCCTTGGTCAGAGTGATGTCGAAGGCCTTGGAATAGTCCTTCAGCGCGTCCGCCGAAACGCCGAGCGACGATGCAAAGCCGGCCGAGACCAGCTTGATCGACTCGAATCCCTCGGTGAACTGCTTGACCAGGTCGTCGGTCAGCTTCTGCGACTCGGTGTATTTCTTGTCGCTACGGAACCAGCCGCCCTTCTCGATGATGTTCTGATAGGTGTTGCCCGAGACGGCACCGTCGGCATAGGTGCCGCGCAGTCCCTGCGACTGGATCTCGGGCGCCTTGCGGCCGAACAGCCTGTTGTAGGCGCCGCCCAGCAGGCCACCGACGAGGGCGCCCAGGGCGGTACCGATGACCGGCACGATCGACCCGACCGCAGCGCCCACTGCGGTGCCGGTGTTCACCGCGCCGTTGCTGCCGTAGCCGCCGGAGATCGCCCGGCCGCCAAACACCCCGCCGGCGACGCCGCCGAGGATACTTGCCGCCGAGCCCAGCATTGCGCCGGCGGATTGGCCGGCGCCGGAGAGCCCACCGAGCGAACCGTCCAGGCCGAAGCCCTGCATGCCCTGGCCGAACGTGGTCATGTTCGACGATCCGAAGAAGCTGCCGACGGACTGGATCCCCGAGCCGATGTTCGAGGCCAGGCCGGCACCCATGCCGCTCAGGCCGCCCGACACACTGCTGTACAAGTTCTTCGCGGTGTTCGCCATGGAAATCAACGAGCCGGCGCTGCCGAGGCCGCCGCCCGAGCTGCCGGACGCACCGAACAGGTCACCCATTCCGCCGCTGCCCGCCGTGCCGCCGCCACCGCTCATCGACGTCTGCAGGTTGATGATCCATTTCTTGACCGTCATCTGGTACAGCAGGTCCAGCAAACCGTTCTTCAGCGAGTCGCGGAGCCGGTCGAAGGCCGACTTACCGCTATCGAAGATGCTGACGAACGTGTCGTGCGCGGTTTGCTCGATCGAGCCCCAGACCTTCTTCTGCTCCTCCAGCTGTGGCTTCATCAGCTGGTTGCGGTACCAGGTGTCGTATTCCTGCTGCAGGCGCTTCTGCGCCTCGGTGCCGTCGCCGGCCAGGGCGATACGCTCGCGCCACACCTGGACGTCCAGCTCGAGCGTAGCAGCGGCCCGGGCACGATCGTCGGCGATGTATTCCAAGCCGAAGCGCTTGTTCTCTTCGGCCAGCTGGGCGGCGTAGCCGAGCGCCTTGGTCTGTGCCAGGGTGGCCTGCTCGGCCTCGATGCGGGCTTTCGTCTCCGCGTTCAGGTCGGCGATCATCTGGTCGGTGATCGGCTTCTTGGCCAGGCGCATCTCGGCCAGCTTTTTCTCCTGGTCGGCTTCGGCGCGGATCTTGACCATGGCCAGCTCGCGCGCGTCGGCGCTCTTGCCGTACATCGAGTACTCGACGCCGAGCGTGGCCGAAGCCAGGCTGCGCGCCTGCGAGCTGGCCAGGATGTACTTGGCGACATCGCGCTCGGCGTCGCGCAGCTTCAGCGCCTGTTCCGACGCGGCCAGGTCGACCAGGGCGGCGCGGGCCCGCGCAAGGTGCGCAGCGGACAGCTTGAGCTTGCCCGATGCCAGCTCCTGGTCGAGCTTGATCGTGGCCTTCTGGCTTTCGGTCGCGTCCTCGCCGACCTTCAGCTCGACGCGGTTGGCGTCGATCTTCTCGCGGATCGAGCTGATCAGGCTGGCGAAGGCCTCCTTTTCCTTGTTGGCGGCCGAGGTGGCTTCCTTGCCGGCGTCCGAGCTCTTGTAGGTCTCGACCGCCAGCTTTTTCACCAGCTCGACGTATTCGGCCTGGCTGATCGCGCCCTTCTCGAGCGCGGTCTGCATGGTCTGCAGGTCCTCCAGGTACTGCTTGTTTACGCCGGTGAGGCGCTCGCGCACGGCGATCAGGTCCTTGGCCGCCTTGCCGGTGGCGTCGGTTTCGGCCTTGGCCGCCTTGTTCTGCTGCAGCGCGACCGTCAGGTTGTTGTACTCAAGGCCCAGGGCATAAAGCTGCGCCTGCTCGGCAACGGTCAGCTCGGTGTGCTTCGCGGTCAGGTCGTTGATCTGGGCGAGCACCGCTGCGGCGCGGTCTGCGGCCGGGCTGGTTTCCTGCGGCGAGACGCCGAGCTGTTTCTGCAGCTCGAGGCGCTCGCGCAGCTTCGCGGTCTGCTTGTTCAGCTGCTCGATGATCTCGGTGGTACTGGCTTCGGTTTCCTGGGCAGCAGAGGCGTTCGCTTCCTGCTGCCTGGACTGGTACCAGCTCCAGGCGGTCGCAGCCACGCCCAGCACCGTGACCACGGCGCCGATCGGGCCACCGAGCAGGCCCAGCGCGCGCGACGCCAGGCCCGTACCGATACCGGCTGCGGCCTGGGCCGCAGCGACGCCGCGGGCTGCGGCGGCTTCAGCGGTCTGGGCGACCGCGATCTGGGCACTCACGCGCGCGGCCTGCTGGCCCAGGACGGCCAGCTCTGCCAGGGCGGCGCCGCGCACGGCTTCCGCTTGGGCGAGCTCGCCCGTAGCGATGCGCAGCGTCCGGAGGGCGAAACTCTGCACGCCGGCCGCGGTTGCCGCCTCGATCGCAGCCTTGGCGGCGAGGATGTTGGCGTTCGCCTGGGCCAGCCTAGCGACCGTTTCCTCGCGCGCGATGATGACAGCAGCCTGCGTCGCCGCGGCCTGGGCGCCGGTTGCCTCGATGCGCGCCAGGTCTGCCTGCGCGGCAGCCACGGCCGCTGCGCGGCTGGCCTGGTCGGCGGCGATCTTCCGGTACGTTTCAGTGGTCCAGGTGCTCAGCCAGTTGACGGTCTTGACCGCGGTGATGGTCGTGAGCGCGCCGACCAGGACGACCAGGTTGTTCGCCAGAAGGTTGATGCCGCCGGTGATGGCAGCGACCGACCCGTTCGCCTGGGCGTTCGTGGCCGTGAACTCCAGGACGTTGTTTTTCAGCACCTGGAAGGCGCCGCTGATCGTTTGTACCTGTTTGGCTTCTTCGCGCAGCTGGCCGAGCGACTTGGGCAGGACGTCGGCCATCACCTGGGAGGTGATCAAGCCGTCCGACGCCATCTGCTTGAGGGCGCCGATCGGCACGCCCATGCCGTCGGCCAGTGCCTGCATCAAGCGCGGCGATGCCTCGTTGACGGCATTGAACTCCTCGCCACGCAGGGCGCCGCTGGCGAAGGCCTGGGACAGCTGCAGGTTGGCGGAAGCCGCCTCCTCGGCGGTGGCCGCGCTCACCTTCAGCGCGAGGTTCACCACCTCGGTGATGTCGGCGACACGCTTCTGGCCGATGCCGAGCTCGTTAGTGCCCTTGGCGATCCTGGCGTACAGAATGCCGGTGCTGCCCAGGTCGGCCTGGGCATCCGTCGCGATCCGCTTCACTTCGGCGTAGGCCGCCGCGTAGGCATGCGTCGAGTCGGTCGCCAGGCGCAGCTGCGAGGTCAGCTTGGTGTATTCATCCGACAGCTGGACGACCTGCACCAGACCGCCGCCAATGCCGGCGCCGGCGGCCAGGTTGCGCATGGCGCTCTGCACCGTCGACGACAGGTTGCTCATCGACTGGGCAATGCCCTCGATCTGCCGTTGCGACGCTGCAGCGCCGTCCACGCTGACGCTGATTACTGCACCCTGGTTCGCCGTGTACGCCATGCTCTATCTTTCCTTGCTCCACTCTTCGAGCGCTGCGCGCTCCATCGCCTGAATCGCCGCGAAGTACCACGGCCTTTGTTTCTTTTTGAAGCCGGCGTTCCTGATGCAGACCTCGATGCCCGGGTAGTTCAGCCCGGTCCTGCACCCGTTGTCCGTGTGCCACTGGGTCTGCACTGTCAGCCACAAGTTGAAGGCCGGGACGTTTTCGGGCCAGAGGTAAAACTCGTCCTCGACCTCGAGCTGGGCTTCCGGTACCAGCCCGAAGGCCTTGAAGGCCTCGGCCAGCTGGTCGTTCGGGTCCTTCTGCTCGGGGCCGGGGATGCGAAGGTCACCACGCGCCCAGAGGCGCGCGGCTTCCCTCAGTTTTTTGCCCGGGCAGCGACCTCCTTGAGGTAGTTGCGGGTGGCGATATCGACCACGCCCGGGGTCTCGAACATCACCTCGAGCGCCTCGCGGCAGAAGGCGGCCGGCTGGCCGGCTTCGTCGAGCACCAGGGTCTGGCCCTTCCAGCCGGTGATGATGTCCAGCATCAGCGCTTTGATCTTGTCGTTCGTGGGCACGCCGTGCTCGCCCTTGATGCTGGCCTGGAACTCGTCTTCGCCGACGCGCTTGGCCTGCAGCTCGAACTCGAACGCGGTGACCTTGTCGCCGTCGGTCAGGGAGAAGGCCATGGGGACCAGCAGGAAGGCCGCTACGGAAAGTTTGTATTGCATGTCGTTCTTTCAGGTTGAAATTGTGGAGGTGCAGTTACAGCACCACGAGGCGCCACTCGTCGTTGCCGTTGACCGGGATGAAGCGCAGGTCGTAGCCGATCAGGCGCTTGCCGTTGCGGTCGACCTTCTTCGGGTTCAGGAGCTGGACGGCAGGCGCGAAGAAGATGATCTTGTTGCCAGCGGACAGGCCGATCGTGATGGCCAGGCTCTGGGTCACGTTGCCCTTGACGTTTGCCATCATCGCGATCTCCTGCGCGGCGGTCAGGTCCAGTTCGATACTGCCGGTCGAGTCGCGGTCGGTAGCGTCCACGGTCTCCTGGTTCAGCAGCGGGGTGAAAGCAACCTGGTTGCCGGCCTTCATCTCCAGCCCGGTGCTCGAGTACACAGTGCCGCCCGTCAGCGCGCCGGCGGCGTAGGTGGCGCCGAGGGTGATGTCGACCACGTTCGCCTTGGTCATCGCGACCGGCTTCTTCCAGCTGGTGAATACGCCGGTGTCATTTGCCGCGCTCATGCCGCCGTCCAGGCCGATCCAGTCGAACTTCAGCATCGGGCGCTCGCCGACCTTCGCCGACAGGGTGAAGTCGCCCATCGTGCCCAGCAGCTTGTGCAGCGCGCCGTCGTCGTAGTAGTACTGGGTCGACGACTTCAGGCCGGTGGAAGCCGGGGTGTACTCGACGCGCGCCGGCGTCGCCAGGATGCCCTCGCCCACGGCGCAGGCCTGCAGCAGCTTGCCCCAGGACGGCGCGGTGCCGGCGGTGCCGGAGCCGGCCAGTTCGACCGAGTAGCTGAGCTTGACGCTGGCCGGGCCGACCAGCTGCTCGCTGGCGCCGAAGCCGTTGCGCACCAGGTCGCGGTCGATGTTTTGCGCGTCCAGCGGGGTCAGGCTCATGTCCGTCACCAGGATCGCGTTCGCGGCGCCGGTCGGAGCCGCGTCGGTTGCGTAGGCGGATTCGATCGCGGCGGCGATCAGGGTGTTCTTGATATAGCGCGACGGCATGTTTATTGCTCCTCGTCGGTGGTGGTGGTCGCCGCCGCTTCATCGGCCGCGGCCGGCGCTGCCTCTTCGGCAGGTACCGGGTCGTTCGACACCCAGGCCCATTTGGACTCGTCGAAGGTCCAGGAGCCGCCGCCGGGCAGCGGAGGGATATCGCGGGTCTCGATGGCGCCCGCGTTGTTCGTGGTGGTGGTCATGCTTACTCCAGGGTTGAATGTTGGGTTCGGTGCTCGATCGGGTACGTCAGGCAGACCCAGCCGGTGCGCTCGCCTTCAGCCGAGTACTCGGCCTCGATCAGCGGCGCGCCGACGTTGTCGACCAGGCCACCGAGCGTGGTGTCTGCCGCGATGAGGCTGTAGACCGCCATCAGGAGCGGATCCACCGCCTCGTCGTTGTTCTCGCTGTTGCCTGCCCGGGCGAAGCACTCGATGCTGTACTTCGAGGTCCAGTCGACTGGCGCGCCGGCGATCGCACCAGGTGCAGGCATGCCGCCGTTGAACTGCACGTTGATCGCGCGGTGCACGCTCTGCGGCACCACGCGGCTGCGGGCCCGGTAGACGACGTCGGCGATCGCCGGATCCGCGCCGTCCAACAGCTGCACCAGGGCGGCGGTGATCTTGGAAAATGCGCTTGGAGGCATCACGCTTTCTCCAGGATCAGCACGGTCAGGCCGGTGCCGTCGGGCTCATGCATGGCCACGGTGAAGTGCTCGCCGGACTTGGCGACCACCAGGGCCATGCCTTCGGGCGACGCCGGTGCCGCGGCTGCAGGCATGAGGTAGGCCGGGCGGCTCGACGCCATCCCGATCCCGTCGTTCGTGCCCAGGTAGGCAGCGTCGAAGATGCCCGCAACGGGCTGGCCGTCGAGGGTGTCGCCGACCCCGGCGAACTCGCCGGGAACGAAGAACGGGGTCAGGTCGTCGCCGATCATGGGTTACTTGCCGTCCGCGCCAGCGTCGCCGTCCGCCTTCTCGGCGGGCTTGTCGGCATCTTCTGCAGCGCCGACCTCGATCAGCTGAGCGGCCGCATCGTCCGACAGGTTGAGGATGGTGCCCGGCTTGACCTGCTTGCCGTCGTGCTGCACCGGCCCGAGGGTTCTGACTTTCATGTGAGACTCCGTCTAGTTATTGGACCGGTAGCTGTTAGGCGACCGCGTTCTGGATCAGGTAGCCGGCTGCGGAGCCCGCCACCACCGGTGCCACCTCGTCGGTGACCGGGTACACCCAGCTCTTGTTGTTGCGCTCGAAGTACGGCTCCTCGACGATCGGGTAGCCGCCCAGCTGGTAGGTGTAGCCGTACGAAGGCGCGCCCTGCTCGGCCACGGTGCCGACCTCGGTGTAGGCCAGGACGACGTCCTTGCCCCAGACGTCGTTGAAAGTGCCATCGTCCGACGCATAGACCGCGTCGCCGACTTTCACTTCGGCCAGGCCGAACAGGGAGGCCAGCAGCTCCGGCGTGGCGACGTCGCGGCCGGTGTACTTCAAGCGGTCCAGCACCTTCGGGTGGGTCTTCAGGACGGCGAACACGGCGGCGCCGATGACGGCGATGTTCGGACGCTTGCCGACTTGCTTGCGCACGGCTTCCTTGCCGGCCTCGATGGCCGCGATCGGGTCGCTGGTAGCGTCGCCCCATTGCGAGGTACCCGACAGCGTCACCTTGTTGTTCGCGCCGTAGTTGGCGGCATTGCGCGCGGCGTCGGCCTGGGCCTTCTCGAGGCGCAGGGCGATAATGTTCTGGGTCTTGTTGATGGTGACCACGCTCATGTCGATGCCGGGCACCGCCAGGCCTTCCTGCAGGGTTTCGACCGGCAGCAGGCCTTCCAGGCTGTGGCTTTCCAGCGCGTACGGAGCGCCCTGGTAGCCGAAGGTGACGCGCTTGGTGTTCTGGCCCGGCGAGCGACCGGTCGCGTACAGCATGAAGTCTTCCTTGCCGAACGCGAGGATCTTGCCGCCGCGCTGGGAGACCGGCACTTTCGGAAACAGCGCACCGCCGACGAATTCGGCGTTCTTGTAACCCTGCGCGGCCGAGGTCAGGACCGGGTCCACCACGCGCGCCTGGGCATTGTTCATCTGGGGCATAACGATTCCTAAACGATGAGTGTTGTTGAATGGATCAGTTCGGGATCAGCAGGATCTCGATCTGCTGGCCCGCGGCGGTGGCGGCGGACAGTGCGCGGCCGACGGCGACGCCGGCAGCCTTGGTGACGACACGGCCCAGGGCGTCGAGCTCGACCAGCGCGTCGACAGCGACGGCGGCGCCGGCCTCGGCCACGGTGGTGCCCAGCGCGTTGACGGACACGCGATCGCCGATGGCGGCGTTGACGTCCGCGAAGCCCAGGCAACGGGCGGCGGCCGCTGGGATGGCACCAGTGCCGGTGACGGCGCGGTACTGGGTCAGGGCAGCGGTCGCTACCACGGACAGGGTAAGAATTTTGTATGCGGCGGCTGCCATGACAATTCCTTTCGGGTTGGGTTAAACGGGCCGGCGATTACTGGCCGCCGACGGCCTTGTAGGCGGCGATGTACGAGCTGCCCGGGTGGGTAGCCATGTACTCCTTCGCTTCCTTGTCCAGCTGCTCGCGGGACTTCTCGTCCTTGCTCGCCGCCGGCGGGACGTTCGCCGGCGGGGCCACCACGACCGGCGCAGGCGCATCCGAGGCGCTGGCCTTGGCGTGCGCAGCGCGCGAGGTCTTCTCGGCGGCCAGCACGGCCAGGGCCGCGTCGCCGGCGGTCGACTTGCCGTCGAACTTCAGCGTGGTGATCAGTGCTTCGTGGCCCGGGATGGTCTGGGCTTCGATCGACTGGATGCGATCGCGCTCGGCCTTGGCACCGTCCGCGCGCAGCTCGGCGGCGAGCGCCGGGTGCTGCGCCTCGAGTTCTTCTTTCTTCATGAGACTTCCTTGTGTGGTTGGAGAAGGGGTCCGCGCATGGCCAGCGCGGGGTGGGGTCGGGGAGCGGCCGGAGATTCCGCGCTCCTGGTTCAGCTGCTCGATCAGGGCGTCGAGGGTGATGATCCCGTCGACCAGGCCGGCGTCGATCGCCTGCTGGCCGATGAACACGCGGCCGTCGGCCATGTCGCTCAGCACGACATCGGCGCTCACGCCACGGTTCTTGGCGACGGCGCCGACGAACAGCGAATACATGTAGTCGAGCTGGTCCTGGATCGACTGCCGGCCTTCCTCGGACAGCGGGCCGTATTGGCTCGCGATGCGCTTGTACTTGCCGGCGGTGATCTCGGTCGTCTTGATGCCGCGCGCGGTTTCCTGCGCGCTGACGTCGACGTGGGCGGTCACCACGCCGATCGAACCGACGCCGGTGGTGGTGTCGGCGACGTAGACCTTCGAGGCTGCGCTGCCGAACCAGTACGCCGCGCTGGCGATGGTGCCGCCGGCCAGGGTGACGATGGGTTTGTCGGCGCGGGCGTCGAAGACGGCGTCGGCCAGGATCTGGGTGCCATCGACGGTGCCACCCGGGCTGTCGATCGACAGGATGATGCTGTGCACTGCCGGATCGGCGACCGCGTCAAGCAGGCTGCGGCGCGCCAGCTGGCTGCTCGCGCCGCCGGAAATCTGGCTGAACATGTTCATCTTCTTGGCGACCACGCCCTCGATGGACAGGACCGCCACGCCGTCGACGATCTCGTAGCCGCGTTGCTCGTTCGCCAGCGGGCGGCCGAGGCGCTTTTCGACAGCTTCGATGTCGATGGTTTCGCCGCGCACGTGGGCCTGGTAGATCGCGTGCAGCTCGATGAGCTTGCTCGGTTCGATCGCCCAGGGCGCGGTAAGAATGTCGGAGATTTTCATGCTCGGCATCAATGTTTTGATGCCGAAACTTTACTGATGAGCTCGTCTCAAAAACAGGGCAAATTGAGACGACTTCCGGCTTACTCGCTGGGCTCCGGCGCCGGCTTAGGCTTTGCTGGTGGCACGGCTGCAGCAGGCGTCCCAGCTGGCGGAATGTAGATGCCGTCGCGCTTTTCGGCATCGATCTCCTTTACCCGCTGCACGTGCTTCGCGCGCCATGGCACGCCGTCGTACTGGATGCTTTCGGCCTCCTTCGTGCTGATGCCGAGGTCGATGCGCTTCTGCGCCGCGTTCACTTCCTTCTCGGGGTCAATGCTGCCCGGGCCATCACCGGTCCAGACCGCCGCGCACCAGGCCGAACGCACCAGGTCGTCGGCGAAGAAGCCAGGCGCGTGGATCCGGCCTTCTGCGACCTCGTCGGCGAGCCACAGCTCGAATATCGGCTGGCACAGGTAGGTGGCCAGCATGTCGCGCCGGCTGCGAAATGCCTTCCAGGCCATCAGCAGCGCGGCGCGCGCGGCGCTGTAGCTGCTCTGGAAATGCATGGTCAAGACCTCGACCGGCATCTCCAGGGCCATGCCGATCTGGCGCACGATCGCGGCCCAGAAGGGGTCGAAGGCGGGATTGGGGCGACCTGGTGAGCTCGTCTCGACGCTCTCGCCCGGCAGCAGGTTGATGGCCTGTCCGGATTCCATCTGGCCGCTCCAGGCGCTGGCCTTGTCGATGATCGATTCCTTAGACTTGTCGTCGAACATGTCCTCGAAGGCGTCGGGGTCCATCTTGATGAACACGCTGAACATGCTGCTGACCACCGCAGCGTTGAGCTCGGCATCGGTCCAGCGGCTCAGCTGCTTGAGCGGCTCGAGGATCGGGGCGATCATCGGCACGCCGCGGACCTGGCCAGGCCGCAGCGGCTTGAACATGTGCAGGACGTTGCGGCGGCCGGTGCTGTCGCCGCGCACGCCAACGCGGGTCCAGGTGTTGCCGGCGTAGCTGCTCGGGTCGCCTGGGTGCTTGCGGGCGATGTGGCAGGCCAGCACCTCTCCGGTGTCGGGATTGAGCTCCATGCCGTCGACCAGCGTCTCGGTATCCGCTTGCCGGTTCGGGTTGCAGACGCGATCCGCCTCGATCAGCTGCAGGGCCAGGCGGGCCGCGGCGCCGGCGCGCGCAACGCGCGGCGTGATCACGATGGCGTCGCCGCTCTCGAGCATGGTGCGCACCGCCAGGTCCTGGATCCCGTAGAAGTTCAGCTTGCGCGCGACGTCGCAGTCCAGCGAATTGGCCCACGCATCGAAGCGGCGCTTCGTGTCGGCCGTCCAGGCGTCGGCCTCCTCCGCCGACATCCCGAGGAAGCCGGCGTCGATTGCCGGCGTGTAGGCCAGGCCAGTACCGACCACGTGGCTGACTGTCGTGTTGAGCGCGCCGAGGGCGACGGGCGCGTTGCGCATCTGGTCGCGGCTGCGCGCGCGCAGCATCGGCAGGTCACGGATCGTGTCGGCGTTCGCGGAGCCGGCCGTCGGCATCCAGCGATTCATGGTGGCGGTGTCGACCCGGGCGCCAGTATAGCCGCCCGCGAGGGCCAGCTGGGCGCGCGCGGCCTGGCGGCGAGCTGCGATGCGCGGCGCGACGTAGGTGATCACTTTGTCCAGCAGGTTCTGCTGGTTGAAGATGCTGGGGTTGCCTGCCATATCAGCCTCCGACGATCAGGGTGCGGGCCCGCGTGCGGCCGCGGGCGCTCCGGTCGAGCTTCTTCACGCGCGCGTCCCAGGTGCTGATGCCCTGTTGGATCTCGGACAGGTTTGCGCGGGTGAGCTTGCGGCCGGCGATCTCGTAGGACTGGCTGGCCAGGACGGCGGCCTCGGCCGCCAGGTAGGCGGTGAGCTGCGCCTGTGCTTGTTCAAGGGTGATTCCGGACATGCGTTTCTCCTGGGGAAAAGCGCAGTGTAGGAAGTTCAACAGTTGCAAAACAGGGCAAATTGAGACGACGCTACCCGTTGTTCCCGCTGGTGCCGCGCTTCATCATCCGGTAGAGGGTGGCCCGGCTGATGCCGTGCTTGCCCATGATCTCTTCGTTCGACATATTCGTGATGCCGTCCGCGACGACCAGCTCGCGCTCTTGGCGTGTCGGGTGCTTCTTCCGCTTCGGGATGCGAACGCGCAAGCCGCCGTACTGCGCGCGGATCCGCAGCTCGATCTCGTGCGCGGCCGCGGCGTCCAGGCCACTGTTCTGGCAGGCCTGGATGATCACCTGGACGATGTCCGGATCCTCTTCCATGCTCATCCTGCGCCCCTCCTGGTACCGGCGATCGAGATCTTTCCGCGCACGACCGTCGGCGCGCGCTCCTCGACTGGAGACGCTGGGATCGCCTCGAGCAGGGCCGGCGCGGCGAGGGCGCCACCGCCGAACAGATCGGCGATCGCTGGCTGCACCTGCTCCTCGAGCTGGTCCCAGTAGCGCCCGGTTTTCTTCGCCAGGTCGAGGTGGGTTTCGAGCCAGACCGCGTAGACCGTGCAGTCCCAGGCCTCGACGCGCTTGCGCAGCGCGGTCCACCGCGATTCCTTGCCGCCAGCGGCTGCGCGCTCGACCCGGGCCTCCCCGGCCATCTGCGCGTAGTACTCGTCGGTGGCGTCCTTGGAGAAGTGCATGTAGCCGGGCCCGGGCCGCGTGATCTGCAGGCGCCCGTAGATCAGGTCCTTCGCCAGGTTGGTGCCGACCTGCCAGAGGATGAGGCCGCGGCGCCGCTTCTTGCCGCGCCAGTCGATGTCGACCTTCGCCGCGCCGTCCTTGATGTGCTTTTCGCGGCCGGAGCGGCCTTTGACCGCGAAAATGCGGTGGCCGAGGGCGGACTGGGTGTGGACGAAGTTGTAGACCGCCTGGGTGTAGTGACCGCCAGTGTCGATCGCGGAGGCGTAGATGCGCAGGTTCTTCCCGCCGGCGTGCGGGAAGTCGTTCTCGAACAGGTATTCGGCGACGTCCTGCCACACCTGGTCCTCGCCCGGGTTGCCGTAGAAGATGCGGTGGTCGATGTGCCATGTCTCGCAGCCGCGTCCGTACCCGCGCACCGTCACCTCGATCCGGTTGTCCTGGGTGTCGCAGCCGGCCAGCAGCAGGACGCAGCCCTTCGGTACCGTGGCAAGCTTGTATGGTTCCGCGCGTTCCTTCAGCTGGTCGACGTCGGTCTTCTCCTGGTCGACCGCCCACACCTCGCCGAGGGTGGTGTTGGTGAAGGTCTTCATCAGGGTGATGTCGCCGGACTGGGCCTTCTCGTAGGCGTCCAGGAATTCCTCGACGAGCGTCTGCCACGACACGAGCGGGCTGTATGCCGTCCAAACGTGGAAGGCGATGTGCGGCAGCGGTGCGATCTCCTCGCCGGCGCCGTTGCGGAACACGCCGGCCGCGTCGATCGTGATGCTGCCGTCGGCGTTCTGCCACCGTCCCTGCTCGGCGACCGCCAGGTATTGGCCCTGGTCGATCAGGCACTGGCAGTGCGGACACAGGTGCCGCACGCTGGCCGGGTCGCCGTCCACCCACTTCATGCCGGTGGTGTCGTCCTTCTTGCCCCAGGCCAGCGGGTGGAAACCGCCGCACTCGGGGCAAGGGATCATGTACCTGAAGCGCTCGTCGGCAGCGTTGTAGCGGTCGTCGATCAGCGAGAAGCCCTGCAGCTTTGGCGTGGATCCGGTGATGACCTTCGGGAACGTCGCGCCTTCGACGCGCTTCGCGGCCAGCTTGTCGGGCGAGCCCTCCTTCTCGATGTCGCGGTCGAAGGCGTCCAGCTCGTCCAGGAATGCGACGTCGACCGAGATCCGGCGGTAGGCGCGCGCCGCGGTCCCGCCGCGGGTGTGGAGCAGGCACCCGAGGAACTTCTTCTGCGCCAGGGTGTTGTCCTTGTGGCGGGAGATGTGCGCCGGCATGGCCTTGGCCATCACCTTGACGTCGCGCAGCATGGTGTCGAGTTCGGTCTTCACGAACTCGTCGCTGTCGCCATCGGTCGGCTGCCACAGCGCCTGGTTGCGGCGTTTGTGCTCGGCGAAGTAGCCGATCGCCGCCAGCATGATCTTGGTGTTGCCCACGCGCGCCGACTTCTTCCAGTCGATCGCGCGGATGTCGTCGTTGCTGATGCAGGCCAGGATGGCGCGCTGGAACGGCCAAGGGATCCAGCCCTGCTCAACGTAGGAGGATTCCTTCGACAGGTAGAAGTGCTTGCGCGACCATTCCTCGAGGGACATCGGCGCCGGGACGCCGAACGCAGCCAGGCCGCGGCTCACCGTCTTTTCCAGCTCTGGCGAGTGCCAGTTGACGACCTCGTACATGTCGCTCATACGTCGATTTCCTCGGCCTCTGGCTCGTCGTCGCCTTCCCCATCCCCCTCGCGCAGGTCGGCCAGAGACATACCGGCCACGATGTTGCGCACGCGCGCGATCTCGGTGGCGATGGTCTTGATCTCCTCTGCAGACAGGGACGGCACCCGCCGCTTGACGGCGCCAGGGATCGCCTCAAGGGTGCCCGAGATCCTGGCGCCGGCCTTGGACAGCACCTCTTCGATGAGGGCCACCGGCGCGAGCTCGCCGCGCGTCACCGCGTTCTGCATCTCGATCCGCTCGCGCTGCGCCTTGGCCAGCCCGGCACGCTCGCCCGCCAGGTCGAGGTCGCCGTTGGCGGCGCGGCCGGCGGCCTGCTCGCGGAGGTGCGAGCAGTAGGCTTGCAGCAGCTGCAGGCCCGGCACACTGGTGTCCAAAATACCGCGCCCGACCAGGTTGCCGATGGCCTGCTGGCTCACACCAACCAGGGCGCCGAAAGCGGCCTGTGTCATAGGCTTGGTCAAATCAAAATCCAACAAAACAACCCCCTTAGCAGTGGTCGATAACTAGAGAAAAGACGGGGTCCGAATTACCCTTGCCAACCACTCCGTCTGGGAGAACCTAGATGGGGGGTGGGGGGTCGCCCGGACGCCTACCGGAGCCGGGCGCCGGCCACCGCCTGCCGCCATTCGGCCTCGAAATGGACCGGGAACTGCCTGTCGACCGCGGCGCCACCCACCTCGTGGAAGCGCAGGCGCGGCCTGTACTGCACCGACGAGACGAAGATGAACACCGGCCGAATCTCCGAGCCGTGCGGCACGCGGCGCTTGAGGTAGATGCCAGGCTGCAGGCCGCGACGCACCCGAGGCAGCGCGAAGTAGGTCACGCCCTGGCGCGCGATGGTCCTGTTCGACCTGGCGCTGCCGGTGGCGCGCGACTCGTAGCCGCTCCCACGCTGCAGCTTGAGCTGAGAAAGGATCTGGACGATCTGGCTGCGCTTGACGTTGCCGTTGCTGTCCAGCTGCGCGCCCACGGCCGGCACAGCGAACCAGCCTGCAGGCATCAGGCCGGCGCGCTGCAGCATGCGCTCCATGCCCTTCTGGCCGCGGCTGCCGCCGTAGATCTGTGGCAGCAGGAAGCGATCGGCCGGCGTGCCCTTGCCGAACGGGTTGTCCTTGACCCACACACGCGCCTCGAGGTTCTGCTTCGTCGCGGCCTTGATGAACGTGCCGTTCAGGGCATACGTGGTCGGCCTGTCGAACACCCGCAGCATCTCGGCGCGGATCGCGGCCTGCGCGTCCTTGATCGAGCGTGTCAGCGACACGGCGGCCACATACGGCGCCTGATTGCCCAGTAGGCGCAGGCGGGCGGCAACCTGGGGGAAGTTGGTCTGTACGTTGACTCTCACAGCTGAGCCCCTTTACGGCGGCTTACATGGTTGAGCTCAATCCCTGTTACGTCGAAACCCGCATGGATGCTGGTTCTTAACAGGGTTAACAGGGTTAACATATTTTTTCTCGCACGCATGAGAGAGATTCGTGTGGCTGCTGTCGGCTGAACTGAAATGCACACGCACATGCGCGCGACCCCTGTTAACCCTGATAACCCTGTTAAACCCGCATGGACACTGGCTTTGCGGCTATCGTCCTTTGCTGCTACCGCGTTAATCCCTGTTATGTGTTTGGCGAACATGGTCTATTCCTTGATGTCGGCAACGTCGCGGAACGTGTTGCACTGCTTGCTCAGGTCCGGCTCTGGCTTCTCCTCATCGGTCCATGGCACATGGAAGACGGTCAGCAGCTTCTTGGCCTTGTTGCCGATGGCGACCCACTGGCGGTCCTTCTTCACGCGCTGGGCGATGAGCTCGGCAAACTTGGTCATCGTCATCTGGCGGAACCCGTACTTGTTGCAATAGCGGGCATAGACCGTGTACAGGTCGGTGGACAGGCAAGAGCAATACGGTGCAGCCAGCTCGCCGGCGCGCCAGGACAGGTAGAACGCTTCCCAGTCCGGCCGGCCAAAGTTGATCATCCGTTCTTTCGATGGCGTCATCAGCGGCTTGGTGTGCGGGTCGAAGGCGCCCAGCGGATACTCGAGCAGGAAGGCGTAGAGCGCCTCGCTCAGGCCATTGCCCAGGGCGTGCTTGATCGCGTCGACCAGCTCATCTGGCGGACGCCGCCTTGCCTCGACCACCAGGAAGCGGCGGTCTTCCGGCTCGATCGGCACGGCCTGGAATTCATTCGAGAGCATCACCACGTTCATGTGGTTGGCCTCGGTCCGGTCGTCCTTGAACTTCTGGCTGATTGGCATGTCGCGGCCGGTGATCATGTGCTTGATCAGGCCGAAGTGGCTGTACTTGTCCTGCCTGGAAAGGATTTCCTCGAACAGCACGAACAGCTTCTGCGATCGCCAGTGCGTGTACTGGGCTTCCAGCTGGTGTTGGCCACCGGTGGCGCCGTGGGCGCCGTAGATCGGCTTGACGATACCTTCGAAGAACAGGCTCTTGCCGGTGCCCTGCTTCTCGCCGAAGAACAGCAACGCGGTCTGCATCTTCGCGCCCGGGTTCTGCAGCGGGTAGGCCAGCCAGCTCAGCACCCAGTGCACGACTTCCTCGGCGTTCGGCTCGCTGCTGCACAGGTTCACCAGCAGGTCGAGCGCTAAGCCTGCCTTTGCCGGGTCTTTCTTCGGCGTGAGGGGGAATCCCTCGAACATGTTGATGTGCGTGTCCAGGTCGACCTTCTGGGTCGGGTCGAACACCAGCTTGTCGAGATCGATCTCGCGGTGCAGCGGGTGGCCGATCCAGCGAGAGGCCAGGTCGTTGCCGCGGGCCAGGGCCATGGCGTCGTAGGCGATGACCGTACGCTTCTCGGCATCCCACACGGTCTTGGTCCCATACAGCAGGGTGTAGCGGTCCAGCATCATGACGATGTTGTCCCCCGCCCCCCCTTCGTCTGCGGCGACGCCGCGGACCGTCTTCGGTAGGTTGCGCGGACTGATCGAGCGGCGCTCGGCATGCTCCAGCCAGGTGCGCGCGGTTTCCTTTCCGACGGTATCTTGGAACGCCGCACGCTTCATGCGCAGCTTATTCAGCGAATCCCAGACATCGGTCGACCCCTGCACCAGGGCGCAGTGCGAGAGCGCCCAGTCTAGGGTGAGCACGCCCCGCGTAACCGGCACATCCCCTTCGGAGGGGGCCGGGGAGTCGGACGGGCTGGTGGCGATCGGCTCGACGCCGGCAGGCTCGTCCGCACTACCCGGCGCAGTCGTCGACGAGAGGGCGCGGGAGACGGCCTCCTCGACCTGCGACTGGACGACGGCGAGCGACTCAGCAAGATACAGATCGTTGAAGTCGGACCAGGTGTCGTCCTGGCGGTCGGCGAAGGTTGGCCAGACCACCGAGGCGTTGCCTACGGCCCGGGCTGCGGCGCGAGCACGCGAGATCCCTGCATTCTCGAACTTCAGAAGGCGCATAAGGCGGCCGCTCCGGATGTCGGCCTCGATATAGTCCGTGCCGGTCAGATCCTTGCGCCAGGTCGCGCGCACGCGGACCACGTCACCCTTCTCCGTGTGCAGCTCGTGGTCGACGCCATCGATGACCGGCTCCCAGGCAGCGCCGAACTCCTCGAGCACGCACTCGCGCAGTCGGGCGACGATGCGCATGTCGTCGTCGGCCAAGAACAGGAGGTGGGCGGAGGGGAAGTCCTGGCGCAGCTGCTGCGCGACGGCCATCAGGTTGCCGGCGTTGAACGCCACCATGGTGGGGATCCCAAAGCCGGTCGCCATGCGCACCGTCTCGCATGTGGCGTACCCTTCGCCGATCGCGACCAGGTCGGCGTCGCGTAATATGCGGCCCAGCAGGAAGCAGCCACCGATCATGTCCATGCCGCCGCTGAAGCGCTTGGCGCCGTCGGGCTGGATCTTCTGTAGACCGGCGAGGATGGGCTTCTCGCCCCCGTACTTGCGCACCGGGATCAGCAGCTGGCCCGCGGCGTCGACGCGCAGGCCTTCATTCGCCACACGCTTTCGCTCAAGGTAGTCGGATCCGGCGTCGGCGTCAGCCTGGGCCCAGGCCGCTCGAGCGCGGTTCGCCGCCATCTCGGCGCGCCGCAGCTTCTTTTCGGCCTCGGCGCGCTCGAATGCGGCCTGCTGCCGCTCAGCCTCGGCACGCTCCTCTGGCGACGCGCCCTCCCAGTCCATTTTGACGGAGGTTGCGTTCTGGTTCGTGCCCATCCATACACCGAATCCACCGGTGATGACCCGACGACCCGAACGGAGGTTCAGCTCGCGCAGCACGTACCATGCTTTCTTCTTGGGCCCAAAGCGGCGGATCTTGCCGTCCAGGACCGGGTGGCCGGAGGGAAGCATCGGCAACCCGGCCGCGGCCATCTGTTCAATTACTTGGTCATGCGTTGCCATCAGCCCGCCCTTCTTCTTTATTGAGCGCGACCAGCTGCAGCACCAGGTGGGCGAGGATCCGCGCCTTCTCGGCGGATGTTCGCCGGCGTACCGGCGCCGATTCGCAAGGGAATTGCTCGAGGGTTGTCACTACGTCGCTCTGCGGCTGATACGTCATGTCAGCGGTCGTCCGCCGTTGCCGGACGCGGGGTACTTGGCCGGCAGTAGACATGGAACATCAGGGCCGTCAGCTCCTGCAGGGTCTTGTGCATCTGCTGGGCGATGCCTTCGAGCTTGGCGCGCTCGCGGCTATCGATCTCGCCGTCCTTTTTCGCCTCGCCATAGGTCTTGGACAGGTCGCCCAGCTCGCACACCAGCTCGTGAAACTTGGCCTCGAGGTCTTCGCTGTGTGCGCACTCCGCGCTGGGCAGGTCGACGAACACGCCGCCGCTCGCATGCGCGATCGCCTGTGCAAAATGCTTTGTGCCGGCGTAAGCCTGGATGAGCAACGCGGTATCGACACGCATGCCCGACCCCTTGACCTCGTAGACTCTGGCCTCGAGGGCGGACTTTGCCATCCCGAGCGTCGACGCCGTGCCAACCCAGCCGTGGACCTTGATCATTTCCTGGTAGGCCGTCAGCAGTTCCATAGTTTTTCCTTCGAGTCCTTGGGTTTTGTGTAGAAAACAACGTAGCTAATATGCAAACAGACCATCATTCCGAAAATAAATTTCCTATGTGCAATCTTTATCCCGAGCAGAGTCAACGCCAGTGGAAGCTGCGGGTTAGAAAAGTGTTGGTCGGGGTGGTGGTCGCGCGCTATGAAGCCGGTCGGGAGCGCTGCTTTGTTGTGCGCGTCATGCCGGCTGTCGGCGATCGAGCCCGGTGTAAGGCTGTGGTGATTGCGGTGCTGAGCCGCAGCGAACGACTGCCCAGTCAACGTCGGCGCGCAGATCTTCGCAGCGGACTTGGCCAGCCGTCAGGCGCTCGATCGCGGGGCAATGCTCCGCTGGCACGCGGCGGCCGGGCAGCTTCCACTGCCCGACAGCGCCCTTTGTAACGCCGAGATTTACGGCTAAGGCCTGCATGGAACCGACAATTTCAGATGCCTTATCCAGAGCTTCTTCTGAGGTCATTTTGCGGTAGGTATAGAGTTAGACGCTCAAAGTATAGTTACTCTATACAAATGCGTCAAGGTACTCTATACCACGCCGGTTTAGATTTACTATACGATTGCTAAATGGAACTAAAATCTATGATTGGCGCATGGGTTAAGGAAGCAAGGACCGAGGCCGGGCTTTCTGGCGCGGCACTGGGCGCCAAGCTCGCGCTCGAGCTGGGCACCGAGCGCGGCAATACCAAGGCCACCATCTCCCATTGGGAGACGCAAAAGCACATGCCCAGCCTCCAGCAGCTGGTGGCGATCTCGAAGATCACGGGCAAGCCGCTACCTGATGCGATTTTTACCGGCATGGGAGGTGTGACGCTCGCGCGCGAGCAACACCGGCCAGCCGCACTCAATGAATTATCGGACGTCGAAAACGGCCCAGAAATTTTGGCCACGCCCAGGCTGATTCCAGTCGTCGGCCGCGTCCAAGCGGGAATTGATGGCTTGCTGCATATAGATGATTTTGGCGCCGACCATCCAGACGGTTATGTAATGTGGTACAGCTCGTGCACCGAGTCGTATGTCCTGCGGATCCGCGGCGAGAGCATGAGCCCTCGCTATCTCCCGGGCGAGTATGTCGGCGTCGACCCATGCGCAGAGGTGCTGCCGAGCGACGAGGCGATCGTCCTGCTCAAGGACGGCCGCCGCATGATCAAGCGGCTGATGTGGGTGCGGGACAAGCAGGCGTGCCTGGAGTCTGTCAATAAGGACCACCCGAACATCGTGATCGACTGCGAGGACGTCGAGGCCATGCACCTGGTGCTGGGCCATATTCCGAAGTCAGCCTTCCGCCCCACCGTGTGATGGGGGGCGCCGTCGACCTGACGCCGGTGCGGCGAGTAACCCTGCGTTTGCGCGCTGGCGTCGCCGGATTCGAGGCCGAGCCGGACCTGGAGAAGTGCGAGCCGCTGCTGGTACCGACGTCGACCATCGTGGAGCTGACGGCCAACCCGCAGCAGCTGCTCGCCTTGCGCGTGCGCGACCAGGGCATGGAGCCGATGCTGTTCGAGGACGACTGGATCGTCATCGACACCGGCGACAACAGGCGCCGCAGCGGCGAGGTGTATGCAGTCAACTGGAATGGCGAGGCATGCATCCTGCAGCTGGTGGAGCGTGGCGGCCAGTGGTACCTGGGCTATGTGAACCCCGAGTTCAAGCCGATCAACATACGCAGCGGCCAACTGGGTATCGTCGGACGCGCGGTGTACCAGCCAGGCCGTGTCATAACCGGGCGTCTATAGCTGTCGTCGGAAGCTGGTCAACGAAAAACAACACTGGGAGGTGGCAATGAAGGTCGTAGGGATCATCGTCTTGGCTGCAGGGCTTCTTCTCGGCGCCTACGCGCTGACCATGGACGTCGGCGTCGACGTGCCGGCGCGGGACTTCGGCTACGGCGTATCCACCCCTGCCATGCGCGTAGCAAACGTCGACCTGATGACTCAGCGGCAGAACTACCTGATCTTCTCTGGCATCCTCGCGGTCGTCGGCGCGATCCTGACCGGCTTCGGCGCAATGCAGCCCAGGTCGCCAAAGCCGGAAAGTCAGCCACGCCCTACCGCCTCGACCAACGCCTCGAGGCCGGCTGTGGCCAGCGCAGCGAGCGCGCCAACCTCGGTCTCGATCTGCCCCAACTGCAGGTCGATGGGGTCCGGGGATCTCGCCAACTGCGGACGCTGCGGCACACCTATCGGGTCATAGAGTTCAGACCCCTTGACGTAAAAAGCACCTCAGCTACCTAGCCCGCCTTGCGCGGGCTATTTTTTTTGCCCCGTGTATAGTTCCTCTTTACTTCAAAAGTATAGTTGCTCTATACTTTGTTCGCTGAGAACTATACATGGAGCAAACGATGACTCGTACTGCACTTCCTGATGTCAATCCGAAACGCCAACAGGGCGTCGTAATTTATGGGCCGCAGGGCTGCGGCAAAAGTGCCCACGCTGCCGCCCTCGCCAACCACTATGGGAAAACCCGCGTGGTCGACGACTGGGAGCCGGGTGGCCCGGTACCTGCCGATACGCTCGCCCTGACGAGCGCCGCTTGCGATGGCGCCATTCACTTCCTCGAAGCCGCGAACGCCGCCGGCATTCGCCTCGCGCCCGCCGTTGTCCTGGCACTGTCCAAAGACCGGAGGAACGCGTGAAAGCCTTCATCGTCATCGTGCGCACCATCCGCGGAATTCAGGAGCCGCTGACCTGCATCGCCAGCTCGAGCGCTGAAGCCGCCCAGCAGACTGCCGACCTGTACGACGAGCCCTGCGGCATCACTGTCCGCGACGGAGGCCGTTGATGGATCAGTCGATTCGCCTGCGTCGCCCTGACGAGGCAGAACCCGTCGATGAAGCCGTCGCGCAGAAGCGCGGCGCAATGAACTTCGTGTTCATCACCAGCAGCCCCGAAGCCATCAGGTCAGACCTGGGCGACAGGCGTTTTGTAGTCGTCGATCTCGCTAGACAGGAGTGAAGGCCATGCTTTTTCCAACCGCCAGCCGTGAATGGAACGGCGTTTACATTGCTGGGCAACTCGTCGGTTTGCACGTGCAACCGGATGCCGAAGGGACGATCAGCGTAATGGTGACCGGGCTCCCAGCTGCTACCGGATTCGATAGGGAATGCCGCCTATCGTCGTGCGACGAGCTACCAAGGTTTGCCCCGGCCGATATCCGTGTGCACGACACGCGCCTGGAGTGCTTCGCAGCCGACCCATATGCACCGGTCCTGCGCACCGGCTTCACGCTCGAGCTTGAGCCAGGGATGGCGCAGCTGCTGCGCACCTGGCTGCCGAAGGTGGCAGCAGTCGCCTCCGCATCCAAGGCGATCACGGAAAAGTTCAGCGCCCAGCTACCACCCCCGATTTACCACATGTTCGGTGCTGTCACATCGGTGGCCGCGCGCATCGTGCTCGCCGACTGGGATGCCGAGCATTCGATCGCGTACGAACGCGAGCATGGTACCTGGTCCAGGGAGCTCGAGTTCATGGCCCAGTTCGACGCAGAAGCCGTAGTGCAGGACCTGCGCGCCTTGGCCATGCGACACGCACCACAGATAGCCGAGGCCGTCCCGGCCTGAACGCCATGCATCGCATCGAACCCGACCGCGCCGCTCTCGAAATCGCCCATGGACGATTGGAAGTGACGACGCCGTTAGACGAAATGCTGAAGCATCCCAGCCTGAAGATCATCGTCGAGGCCGTCGCCCGGCGGCACATGCTGCGCCGCGATCGCCCCGACTTCAAAAAGCTGCAGGCCAACGACCACGATTAACCACCACCAGGAGTCAACCACCACATGAAAAACCAAGCATTTGCCGTCTTTCTGCAGGACCTGCGCGACGGCCGCACCCATGCCGAGATGTCGAGCGGCCTGGCCGACCTGCTCGCCGCCGTGAAGGACACCGGCAAGGGCGGCACGCTCACCCTGCAGCTGAAGATCAAGCCGGGCGCCCGCGGCCGTGACGTCGACAAGGTGATCATCGTCGACAACGTCAAGGTCGACCTGCCCAAGCCTGAACGCGGAGAGGACTTCTTCTGGGTCAACGATGACAACCAGCTCTCCCGCAACCATCCCCGCCAGCAGTCGCTGCCCCTGCGCGAAGTGCAGACGGATCAACCCGCCCAACTGAAGGAAGCCTCATGAACGAAACCAATAATACGCCTGCAGCCGGCATCATCGCTGGCCAGCTGGCCAGCTGCTCTGTCCAACCCCAGGAGCACCTCGAGATCAGCAAGTCCACCATCGAGCAGCTGGGTGCGCTGACCGTGGCGGCCGCCAATGTCCGCTCGATCGGCGACGCGCACTTCATGGTGCTGCCGCCGGACTTCCACCACGTCGACGTCACGAAGGCCATCGAGGAGGCGCTGCCAGAGCCGCATCGCAAGCGTGGCGTTGTTTCCCTGTCGGACCTGCCCAGCTTCCTGAAATATGTCGCCGACCAGGCCACGAATGACGTCTGCTACATCTACGCCGACCCGAACACGCGCTCCCTGGTCGCCGTGCTCAATGATCACGGTGCGGATCACCAAGGCATGCCGGGCTGGCGCGACTTCCGCGTGACCTACAACGCCGAGCTCAGCCGCGAGTTCGCCGGCTGGCACAAGAACGACAAGCGCCCGATGGAGCAGGAGGAGTTCGCAGTATTCCTCGAAGACAACATCGCCGATATCGCCGAGCCGAGCGGCGACAACATGCTGCAGGTCGCGCTGACCCTGTCGGCCAAGACCGAAGTGGCGTTCAGCTCGCACCGCCGCCTCGACAACGGCCAGGTCCAGCTGTCGTACACCGAGACGATCGACGCGCGCGCCGGCGGCGGTGCGATCGAAATCCCACGCGAGTTTGCCCTCGGCCTGCGCCTGTTCAAGAACGGCGAAGGCTACAAGGTCCGCGCGCGCCTGAAGTATCGCCTGGGCGGCGGCAAGGTGAAGTTTTGGTACGAGCTGGACCGCGCGGAGAACGCGCTGGAGGACGCGTTCAAGGCCTACGTCGACCAGGCGCGCGCCAGCGGCTTCACCGTCCTGATCGGCAAGCCGTAAGCAGGAGCGCCCGCCATGAATCGCTATCACCGTCGCCGCCAGTTCCAGGACGGCGCCAACGTCCCGATGACCGTGGAAACCCGGGATCGGCTCGCGCTGCAGATCCGCATGGCGGGCGAATCCCTGATCGGCGAACCGTCGATCGACGCGTACAACACCCTTTCGAAAATGCTGGCGTCGCTCGTCCGCGCCGGCATGAACGGCCACCTGGTCGAACCTGCCTCGGTCGTGATGAACATCATCTGTGACCGCTACGAACAGTGCCGGGCCATTACCGTGGTGCCCGAGGAGGCCACGCGCCTGCGCCAGGCGATCGCCGACATCGACGCCGGCTTGCACCGGGTGCCGCTGCAGCGCCTCGAGCGCGCCGTGGCCGAGGTCGAGGTGTTCGCGGCCGTAACCGATCCATCGGACGAGGTGTAACTCATGAAGTGGGGAATTGCCAACCCGAGCAGCACCGAACTGTACCGCGATCGCACCGCGGCCAGCACGCCGCTGTCCCTGCGCAGGAAGCGCTGCGCCTGCGGCACGGTCGTGACGGCGAAGCAGCTGGTCCAGTACGGTGCCTGCCGGCGCTGCGTGCAGGCGGCGGCGCACACTACCCGGGAGGCGGCATGACGGGCCCAGTCGACACCAGCCAGGACCTGCCGCTCAATCCGGACAGCTTCCGCCATCACCTGTTGCTGCTGAAATCCATGCACTGCGGCCGGCCGGTCCTTTACCAGGGACAGCGCCGCTTCGTCAGCTGCTTGACCGCCAACCAATCCGGCTGCGACATCGACATGATCGTGTACCTCACCGGCCAGGCAGGCGGCGTCGACGCGGCTGAGATCCAGATCCCGCCGGCGCCGGTGCCGGAAGGGGCGCAGCCATGACCAGGTCGCGAGGGATCAATGCGCCGAAAGCCGACTGGACCGAAGAACGCCTGGAGCTGCTGCGCCGGTGCTACGCCGACTACAGCACTGATGACCTGGCCTTCATGCTGGGGCTTCGGACAGAACAGGTGTGGGCCAAAGCGAACAGCCTGGGTCTGCACAAGTCCGAAAAGTACCTGGCCACGGCGGCCGGCTGCGCCTTGGTGCGGCCAGGCGCCGGCGGCCGCGAGCATCGGTTCAAGAAAGGCCTGGTTCCCTGGAACAAGGGCACCAAGGGCCGCGCCGGCGTGCAGGACGCGTGCCGCGCTACGCAGTTCAAGCCAGGCCAGGCGCCGTCGAACACCCTGCCGATCGGGAGCACGAAGCTCGACAAGAGCCAGGTGCTGCTGCAGAAGGTGAGCGATGCCAAGGGCAACAACAGCAAGCGCTGGCGCGCCGTGCACGAGCTGGTCTGGGTCTGTGCGAACGGCCCGGTGCCGGCAAAGCACATAGTCGTATTCAAGCCGGGGATGAAGACCAACGTCCTCGAGGAGATCACGCTCGACAGGGTCGAATGCATCAGCCTGGCCGAGAACATGCGCCGCAACACCATCCATAACCTACCGCCCGAACTAAAGCAGGTCGTGCAGCTGCGCGGCGTGCTTACCCGGGCCATCAACAAGCGAGAAAAGAATGAGCACCAACAACATTGATGATCTGCGCAGCATCCTGTTCGAGACGATCGAAGCGGTCCGTGAAGGCAAGCTGGATCTGGACAGGGCCAAGATGGTCGGCGAGCTGTCCCAGGTGATGGTTAACTCGGCCAAGGTCGAAGTGCAGTACGCGAGCGCAACTGGCCAGAAGGGCAGCTCCTTCCTGGACAAGAAGCAGGAGCTGCCGAAGGGGATCACCGGCGTCCACCAGCACAGGATGGTCGGCTGATGAACCAGGGCTATCTGATGGCGGCCGACTGCCCGGCCTGCGGCGAAGAGGACGAAAAGGACCAGTGGCTCGGCGCGCGCATGCTTGCCAGCGACTGGGGACACGATTTCCCCTGCTGCTCCGATACATGTGGCGTGAAGCTCCAGGAGCTGCTGAAAACCTGGACACGGCGGCAGGTCGCGGAGCTGCGCCACCGCATGCAAGACCAGTGCGATTGGAGGCTGTTTTGA